ATGGCAATCAATCTCAAAACCAAGTCTGCACGCGCAGCGCTGGCACCACGGCGCAACCCTTACTTCCACTGCCTGCGCCCTGGGCTGTACATCGGCTACCGCAGAACCGAAGAAGGCGATGGCACATGGATAGCCCGCAAGCTGCAAGAGGGGACGAAGCAGTACGTTTTCCGATCCCTTGGGGCGCTGCCCGGTTACGAAGAGGCTGTGCGCGAAACCGAAGCATGGGCCGGTGGCGTTGACATCGGCGTGACCCACAAGGGCACGACCGTAGAGGCCGCGTGCGAGGGCTACGTGAAGCACCAGCAGAATCAAAAGACCAAGGCAAGCGCCGCTGATGCGCAGGGCCGCTTTAACCGTCTGGTGTACGGTAAGCCCATTGGTTCAATCCTGCTGAACAAACTTCGCCCCCAGCACCTGCGCGATTGGATGGCGGATCAATTGGACGAGGACGGCGACGAGGAGGATTTGCGCAAGTCCAAGGACAGCGCGAACCGCAATTTGAATACCCTCAAGGCCGCGCTGAATCTCGCCCTGCGTGACCAATTGGTATCGTCAGATGCCGGGTGGAAAACGGTAACGCCTTTTCCCAAGGCAGGCCGCAGGCGCACCGGCGACCTGACGCCCAAGGATCGCGCCGCCCTGCTTTCGCACTGTGAACCCGACCTAGCCGCACTGGTGAAGGCGCTGCTGCTGACGGCAGTTCGCCCCGGTGAAATCGCATCCTGCGACGTGGCCGACTTCAACCAGGGCCAAGGCACCCTGACATTGACCGGCAAGACCGGCACCCGCACCGTGACTCTATCGACAGCGGCATGCGAGTTTTTCAAGGAGCAGGCCCGGAACAAGCTGCCGAGCGCCCCGCTACTGGCTGACGCCTACGGCAACCGCTGGAATAAGGACGCTTGGAAGAAGCGCTTTCGAGTCGCTGTAAAGGCCGCTGGCTTGCCTGACAGCGTGGTTATGTACACGCTGCGCCATGTCGGCATCTCCGAGCTGATCGCGGGCGGTGTAGATGTATTCCTCGTGGCGAGGCTGGCAGGCACTTCCACGGCCATGATCGACAAGCACTATGGGCACCTGCGCCACGCTCAGACCCGCGCAAGTCTGGATGCCGTCGCCATGGGATAAATATTTCCGCCCGCTATGGAACATTCTGGAATTGTGTGGTAAAAAGCCGCATCTCTTCAGCAACAGCATAGGAAGTACCCGGTTTGCGCCGGGTGAGCTGCGAGGAAAATTTAGACTACGTGCCCGCGTTCGCAAGAATGGCGGGCTTTTTGGGTGGAAGGGTTAGGTGCGCCTGAAATTTGACAATGGGCGCAAGACAATTCTTCCAAATGCCGACTTCACAGCCTGCTGAGGCTGTCGTCCGGGAATCTTCAGCGCTTTTATTGGATTGCAGCGCTACATACACCGAGCCCCTGAGATATGGTTTCAACATGGGAGGTTGATTCACCGCTAGACGGTGACCACCACTTGCTTAAGACTAACTCGCCCTGAATTTCCCAAGCCCGCCACTGTGCGGGCTTTTTCGTTTCCGGCCCTGAGCCACCCCAACACCCGTTAACGCGGGTTCCCTCGACCGATTCCATTTGCGTGGAGTCGGTTTTTTTTCGCCCGCACGGTTCGCCCTGCGGGTTTTTTTGTTTCTGAAAGACAACTCTATGACCGCATCCATCCTTCGCCGTCCCGCCGTGGAGGCCATTGTGGGCCTGGGCCGAAGCGCCATCTACAACATGATGGCCAAGGGCCTGTTCCCCAAACCCGTGAAGCTGACCGCCAAGGCCGTGGGCTGGCGCAAGGCCGACATTGATGCATGGCTGGCATCGCGTGAGGTGGCTTAAATGAGGGCCGCCCAAAAAGAAAAGGGCCCAAGCGTTGCAGCGCGTGGAGCCCTTACCAAAAAAACCAACGACGGCGATTTTACCCTGACCACGGTCAGAGATGAACCCCGCGCCGATACCCGCTTGCTTGCGCAGCACCTGGGCAACCAGCACAAGAACGTTTTCGAGCTGGTGAAGAACTACCGCGCCGACTTCGAGAACTTCGGAATACTTCGGTTTCAAACGGAAGAAATCCAAGGCCGTGGACAGCCGGAAAAGTTCGCACTGCTGAACGAGGATCAAGCCTATCTGCTGCTGACCTACAGCCGCAACACCGCGAAGGTGCGCGCCCTCAAGGTGAAGATGGTGCAGGCGTTTCGTGATGCCCGCCGCGCCGCCGAGGTTCGCCAGGTGGAGTACCTGCCGAACTATCACGCGATGCACGATGCCATCAAGCGTGCCGCCAACGGTTCGCCCAACGAGCGCTTCATGCACATGAACGCTAACAAGGAGTTGAACCGGCTTGCCGGGGTGCAGCCTGGGCAACGTGCGAGTGCTGGCCAGCTACAGCAAAGCATTCTTGCCGTGGGGTGCGCCATGGCCGCAAAAGCAGCCGCAGCAGCACCAGACCGGCACGGCCTGCACCAGCACATCAAAAACGCCTTGAAGCCGCTAGCGGACGTTCTGACACTGCCTGGGGCACTAGATGCTTCCAGCGCTCCAGCACTTCGCTGACAGCCTTCCGCGCCGCCCGTACTGCACCGACGATCCCCACATGGGGCAGACGGTGCGCGGGCGCGTGGATGCGCTTTCCTTCCGCAACATTCAACCCAACACCAGCGGCAAAGTCGTTTGGTTGTCGTTTGATGTTGACCATGCGGACGGTGCCACCGCCTGGGATCGCCTGAACGCGCCACCGCCGACACTGGCCATCGAGAACCCGGCCAACGGTCACGCGCACTTGCTGTATGCGCTGCAGGCCCCCGTGCCTCGCACCGAGGCATCCAGAGCTCGCCCGCTGCTGTATCTAGCTGCCGCTCAGGAAGGCATACGGCGCAAGCTGGAAGCTGATCCGGGCTACTCCGGCCACCTTTGCAAGAACCCCTTGCACTCAAGCTGGCATACACGCCAATGGGCAGGGACGTACAGCCTTGCCGAGCTGGCGGAATGGGTTGATCTGCCGCGCATCGCGGACATGAAAAAGCGTGTTCGTGATCCTGACTATGCAGGCCTCGGGCGCAACTGTGAATTGTTCGAGCGCCTGCGCCCAATGTCTTACAGCCTGGTGCGCAAGTTCTGGCTACCCGGTGGCTTCGACCACTTCAAGGATGCGCTGCGCGTACTGGCCGACGATCTGAATGCAAGTTTTCCAACCCCCTTGCCGGTGGCTGAGGTGCGCGGCATCGCGTCATCCTGCGCCCGCTGGGTGTGGAAGCACTTCGACCCCGCCTCATTCCGTGAACTTCAATCGAAACGAGGTGCGCGCAAGGGAGCCGCCAAGCGTGAAGCCCTCATGCCCGAGGTGCTGCGCCTGATTGGTGAAGGGCGGTCACAACGAGAAGTCGCTGCTGCTGTGGGCGTGTCTCACATGGCCATCAATCGCTGGCTGAAAGGCTGAGGTGTAACGATGCCATATCAGATAACCGCAGGGATTTGCCTTTGTACCCCGATGGCCTTCATGAAGGGAAAACCACGGGCGGCCCATCGTGGCGTTGCATGGCGTTGCAGGCTGCTGCGGTTTATGACTGGAAGCCTGTTGGCGCGAATCAGCATGAGTCGAGGGTGGGTACTCAGTGCCCACCCAAAAGCACTGCCGAGCTCGCGCAGATTGCCGGTGTGTCTGAGAAGACCATCAAGCAAGCCAAGGCTGTCCAGACCAAGGCAGCTCCCGAGGTGGCGAATGGATGCCACGGCGTGCTGCTAGCAAGGGGCTAGCAAGGGGCTAGCAAGGGGCTAGCAAGGGGCTAGCAAGCCCCTAGCACCGTTACTGCAACGTTACCTAACCGTTGCAGAACCCACGGCGAACCCAACGCTAACCCATGGGTTTGACGCGTCAGTGACGCGTGACGACGCGTGGCGGTGAACGGACGGTGAGCGGACGTTGAGCGACCGCTGCACATCTATCGTGCTGGCACGGTAAACCCCCCACAAAACCCCCCACCCGCCCCGAGCGGGTTTTTCTTTGCCCATCCCTTGATTTCACATGGCGAAATGTGATAATAGGCGCATTCCATAATGTGGGAGTTATTTCTTGCAATGTGGAATCAATCAACCCTTCTTTGCAAAGAAAGACCCCCATGCCTACCCTTCACGAAATCCGAGAAAGCCGTCATCAAAAAGTCCAAGAGGCTCGCAGCCTTCTGGCCGCTGCCAACGGTGGCGCCCTGACGCCCGAGGCTCAAAAAGCCTTCGACGGCCTCAAGAGCCAGATTCAAGACCTGGAGGCGCAAGAGCAGCGCGCCGAGCTGGTGGAGAACTGGGAGCGCCGCAGCGTGGAGGGCACCCCGGTACACAAGAGCCAGGCAGACATGGAATCTCGCGTGTCCGTGGTGGAAGTGATGCGCGCTCAAATGGAAGGCCGCAGCCTGAGCGGCGCCGCTGCTGAGTTTGCGCAGGAAACCGAGCGACGCACGGGCCGCAAGGCGCAGGGCGTGTTTGTGCCGCTGTCCGCGCTGGAGTCTCGCGCCGTCAACACCACCAGCACCGCGCCCGAGATCGTCCCCACGACCCACCGCCCGGACATGTATATCGAGCCGTTCCGCAATTCGCTGCTGGCCCGTCGCCTGGGCGTGCGTGTGCTGTCTGGCCTGTCTGGCAATCTGAGCATTCCGAAGCACGGCACGGGCGGCACTACGGGATGGGTTGCCGAGAATGCCGCGCTGCCCACGGGTGACATGACGTTCGACAGCGTGACCATGGCACCGAAGCACGCGGGCGGCATTCAGGAAATGAGCCGCCAGCTCTTGCAACAAAGCTCCCCCGACATTGAGCAGCTCGTTCGTTCTGATCTGTCTTTCCTGCTGGCTCAAGCGATTGATTCGGCCTTGATTAAGGGCGGCGGCGCCAATGAGCCGGTGGGCGTGCTTTCCACTGTGGGCATTCAAACGGCAAATTTGGCGACCTTGAGCTGGCAAAACATCCTCGCCATGCTGCAAAAGCTGGACATCAGCAACGCCAGCGCCGCGAACATCGTCGCCAGCATGAAGGTGAAAGCCAAGCTGCAAGGCACCTTGAAGGCAGCAGGCATTGCCGGGTACTTGATGGAAAACGGGCGCGTGGCCGACTTGCCCGCATATTTCAGCAATCAGGTTCCCGAGAAAACCGGCACGCCCAACACCGGCCACCTGATCGCCGGGGACTGGTCGCAAGCCATGCTCGGAATCTGGAGCGAGATCGACCTGTTGGTCAACCCTTACAGTGAAACCGCTTACAGCAAGGGCAATGTGCTGGTGCGCGCCATGAGCACGGTTGATGTTGCCGTGCGGCATCCCGAGGCGTTTGTGGTGGCATCCGACGTGGCGCTGTAAACCATGAGCACCCCGGACATTGAGCGCCGGGGTGCTGCTGCTGGCGTTACTGCCAGTGGCCGCACCTTGAGCGGGTACGCCGCAAGCTACAACGACCCAACGGCCATCGGCGGATTTACCGAGCGCATCGCGCCTGGTGCATTCACCAAGTCGCTGGCAAGTGGGAGGGACGTTTTGGCCCTGCTAGATCATCGTCCTGATGTTCTGCTGGGGCGTACCCGTTCAGGGTCTTTGAAGCTGTCCGAGGATGCCAAGGGCCTGCGGTTTGAATTGAGCCTGCCAGACACCGCCGCAGCGCGTGACGTTATCGCTCTTGCCGAGCGTGGCGACCTGGGCGGCATGTCGTTTGGCTTTGTCGCCACCGATGAGGCCTGGGACGGCAACACACGCGAGCTGCGCGAGATCGAGCTGCACGAAATCAGCGTGGTGCAAAGCTGGCCCGCCTACCAAAGCACTTCGGTAAGCCTGCGCAACAGGCCGAGCTTTTGGGAGCAGAAAGACACCCGCATTCTGTGGCTGGAGACTTGCCGATGAAGAACATCATCACCCGCGCCCTGTCCGCCATCGGCCTGGAAAAGCGCTCGACCCTGGGCATGAATGGCTGGCCTGTACCGCTGTCGGCTAGTACGGTGAACCCCGACACCGCGCAATCCGTGGCCGCCTGCTACGCCGCAGTATCGGCAATCTCCGAGGCTATCGGCAGTTTGCCCCTGCACCTGTATCGCCGTGACGGTGACGACCGCGTGAAGGCCATAGAGCACCCCTTGCACGCTGTCTTGCACCATGCCCCCAACGACCAGCAAAGCAGCGTTGAATTTAGGGAATGGATGACGGCATCCATGCTGCTGCGCGGCAATGCATACAGCCGAATCACGCGAGGCTATGACGGCCAGGTAAGAAGCCTCGACCCGCTGCAACCCGACCGCGTAGAGGTGTTCCGCAAGGGCGACCGTATCGCAGGCTATGGCTACACCGACCGCGACGGCAAGCGTGAAACCCTGCTGCCCGATGAGGTGTTTCACCTGCGCCACCGCGCCGGGAATGATCCGCTCATGGGCGTGAGTCCGATTCAAGCGGCGCGAGCTGTGTTGCAACTGGCGCAGTCCGAAGCGCAACACGGGCAAAGCGTATGGGACAACGGCACCCGAGCTAGTGGCATCCTGTCTATGCCCGGACGCTTGAGGCCTGAGCAGCGCACCGCCATCGCCGCATCGTGGGCAACGCAATATGCAGGCGGCCCGAATGCGGGCAAGGTGCCGGTATTGGATGAGGGCGCCACGTTCACGCCTATCACGCTCTCCAATGCAGATAGCGAATGGGTTGCATCGCGCCGGTTCAGCGTAGAGGAAGTGGCGCGGATATTCAAGATTCCGCCGACGCTGATCGGTGACTTGTCGCACTCGACGTACAGCAACAGCACCGAGATGGCGCGCTGGTTCGTGGTGCATACCCTGGGCCGCCACATGGCCGCATGGGAGGGCGCAATCTCGCGCCAGCTACTGACGCCCGCAGGCCGCCGCATCTACTACCCCGAGCACAGCGCCGAGGGGATGCTCCGAGGCGACCATGCAAGCCGCAGCGCCTTCTATTCCGCCGGCGTGAATGATGGATGGCTGAAACGCTCCGAGGTGCGCAAGCTGGAGAACCTGCCCGCCATCGAGGGCATAGACGATGCGCCGCGCCAGGGCACCGCAACGCCTCCCGCTGAACCTTACCCGTCCAAGCAATGAGCACCGAACGCTACGTTAACGGCTACCTGGTGAAGCCGCCCATGCGCTGGACTAAGGACAGCAATGGGCGGGTGTTGCCGCTCAACTCCGACGCCTGGAGGAAGCTGCGCCGCCGCGTCCTGGCCGAGCAGCCGCTGTGCCAGTACTGCCCGCCAGGGACGGTAACGCCAGCGACTGAGGTTGACCACAAGAACAACGACCCAGCCGACAACAGCCGGGAGAACCTTGTCAGCACATGCAAGCCCTGCCACAGCATTAAGACGATGGCCGACCTGTACGGCAGGCCTGCGCGCATGGGTTGCGATGAGCAGGGCAACCCGATCAACCCTGCGCACCACTGGAATCAATCGACTGTAGAGGCCGCTAAGGGCCTTGCTGGGGACGTTGTAGGCGACTCTCAGAAATCACCAGCAACCGAGGACGCAACACCGACCGGTTCCCCTTCTTTTAACGCTGACTGCTTAAAAAATAGGCAACCATGAAGCTAACACCCAAGCGCAAACGCTCCGACAGCGCCGCAGCAGCAGTGCAGGCCCACCAGAACGCCGCACAAGGCCCTATCGAGCCGCCGCCGTACATCACCCTGCCCGAGCCGTGCAAACCCTTCTGGCAGGCCATCGTGACCGCTCGCCCGCGTGATACGTGGAACGACGCCGATCTCGCGCAGGCCGCGAACCTTGCCCGCGTGCTCCATGCCATCGAATCGGCTGTGATCGGCTCGGATGAGCATGCCAAGCTGACCCGCCTGTCCATGGCCCTGGCGCGTGCCGTGGCCGTGCATCCGACTGCGACCGTAGGCCGCGCTGCCGACCTGGTGAACGCCGCCACGGCCGAGCGTGAAGCCCGCCAGGACGATGGCGACGAGCTGATCCCCCGCCTGCGTGCTGTATGAGCCGAGCCGCCCGCATCATCCGATTCATAGAAGGCTATCTGTGCGTGCCCGAGGGGAAGGACGTGGGCAAACCGATGGTGCTCGCAGACTTTCAAAAGCGCTTTTTGGTGGACGTTTTCGACAACCCCCACGGCACCCGCCGCGCCATTCTCAGCCAGGGACGTAAGGGGGGCAAAACTGCGCTTATCGCGGCAATCCTGGCCGCTTTTGTCGTAGGCCCCGAAGCAAAGCAAAACGCGGTTCTAGTGTCTGGCGCACTCAGCAGGGAGCAGGCTGGCCTAGTGTTCCGGCTGTGCTGTCTCATGATCCAGCAATCTCCGAAGCTGGCGCCCCTGGTGCGCATCGTGCCATCTGGTAAACGCATCATCGGCCTGCCAATGAATACCGAGTACCGGGCAATGAGCGCCGAGGCCAAGACAGCGATGGGCGCGAGTCCCCTGCTAATCATTGGCGACGAATGGGGCCAAGTGCGTGGCCCGCAGGATGATTTCATTGACTCCTTGCTGACCAGCCAGGGCGCCCATGAAAACCCCCTGCAAATCATTATCTCGACTCAGGCGAGCGGGGATGCGGATTGGCTCAGTGTGCAGATTGACGACGCCAAGCGTAGCCAAGACCCGCGCATCGTGTGCCACTTGTACGCCGCGCCCGAGGGGTGCGACCTCATGGACGAAAGCGCATGGCGAGCAGCCAATCCGGCCCTTGGCATCTTCCGCTCCGAGGATGACCTACGCGAGCAAATGCAGCAGGCGCAGCGCATGCCGAGCATGGAGAACAGCGCCCGAAATCTACTGCTGAATCAGAGAGTTTCGACAGAAAGCCCATTCATATCGCCCGACGTCTGGAAGGCGTGCGCGGGAACTGCGCAAATTCGCGCAGTTGGGGGGTCATCCAATTTTGGATCATCCCCCGTGTTCGCTGGCCTGGACTTGTCCGCCCGCACCGACCTGACCGCCCTGGTGATCGTGGGCCAGGACGATGACGGCGTGTGGCAAGTGCAAAGCCACTTTTGGACGCCTGAGCAGGGCCTACAAGACCGCGCCCGCCGTGACCGCGCACCCTATCCAACATGGGTGAAGCAAGGCTTTCTCCGCACCACGCCAGGCGCCACAGTGGACTATGCCCATGTGGCCGCCGACATGCTGGAAATCCTCGACGGCCTGGACGTTCAATCCATCGCCTTCGACCGCTGGCGCATCGGTGAGCTACGCCGGGAGCTGGATCGCCTGGGCGTGGAGCTGCCGCTGATCGAGTGGGGCCAGGGCTACAAGGACATGAGTCCCGCATTGGAAGCCCTGGAAGCCGAGCTGCTGAACCAGCGCATTGCCCACGGCATGCACCCCGTCCTGACCATGTGCGCCGCCAACGCCACCGTCACGCGAGATCCGACCGGCGCCAGGAAGCTGGACAAAAGCCGCGCCACGGGCCGGATTGACGGCATGCAGGCCCTTGCCATGGCTATGGGCGCCGCGAGCCGTGCCGAGGCTTCTATGGCCTACGCGGGAGACGGTTTCATGTTCGTTTGAATTTCACCCTAGCCGGGAGGGGCCGCAAGGCATAGCCCGGACGCGGATTAGTCGGACAGTGCCGCGTTTCAGCAAAACCCCGACAGCCTGCGGCGCGGACTGCGCGGACATTGGCCCACGTTGAACCTTTCACCGTGCGCGGCAGGCACCTATTCCAACCATTTGAAAGAAATCAAATGCTGACCCTGCCCGAAGTGAAACTGCACTGCCGCATCGACCACGGCGACGAAGATACGCTGCTGCAATCCATGATCGACGCCGCCACGGCATCGGTAGGCGACTACATCAACGCCACCGAGCCATTGGACGCCACCGCACCCGCTCCGGTGAAGGCCGCCGCGCTGCTGCTGGTGGGCGACCTGTACGCCAACAGGGAAGCCCTGGTGGAGCGCCCGCTGTCCAAGAACCCGACGTTTGAACGCCTGTTGAACCCGTACCGCGTGAGCGTGATCTGATGCAATCCGGAAAACTCGACCAGCGCGTGACGCTGTGGCGCCTGTCTGGAGGCGTTGACGACTGGGGTTCACCACTGCCTGACGAGCTGGTGGCCGTGGGCACTGTCTGGGCCAGCGTGCAGCCGCTCAAGGGCCGGGAGTACCTGGCGGCGATGGCCGCGCAGTCCGAGGTGACGACGCGAATCACCATGCGCTATCGGCCAGGGGTCACGCCCGACCTCAAGGTGACGCATGACGGGAAGCAGTACGAAATCGAGAGCGTGATAGACACCAACAGCCAGGGCGTGGAGCTGGTGTTGATGTGCAAGGCGCTTGGGTAG